AACTTGAATCAAACAACGAATTTGGGTTTTTCATTGTTTTAAGTTCTAACACATTATTGTTTGGGTCAGCCACAAACATTGTTTCTTGTTCAAGAACATCGCCCTTAAATCGTATGTAAGGCTTATTCACAAATTCTACATTATTCTTTATTAACTTTTCCTTGACATCTTTAAATGTTTCTGCATCTAGATGTACACCAAAATGTGGTACAGAAACATTATCCATATCGACATCATGCTGCTTATTTATTTGCTTTTCATTGGGATGTGTTGCATGTAATGTAAGTTCGTTTCCCCAAAAATCAATATCAACCCAACAGTCAGGAGCTCCTGGCCAGGGTTTAGATTCTGAGTTACCCTTTTCACAGCCAAGTATACCGCAATAAAACTCTATTGCGATATCTAAGTCACCAGCTGGTATTGCTAAATGAAATCTATTTGGCATTTGAATATATTATACTCCCTACTATTATCCCAAGAATTATTCCCAAAATAATCAAGTGTACCTTATACACAAAAAAATTAGTTATAAAGTCATGCATATTTATATCGCCTCAATTTCCTTTTTCTTTCTTTCTTCCATGTGTTTTAGAACCTTGATTTCCCACATTGACGTTTTTGGATATTGCCAATAATTATGTCCAACTTTTTCTATTAAAAAATCCTCAAATTCTTTTCGAGTCATTATCTCTCATCCTATTTGTAAAAAATATGATCTCCAATTACAGTTGTTCGTTGTTTTGTTTTTGCCCAACTTGGTGTTATGTAATTTGCATGATAAAATAATGCACCATCTGTGATATCTATGAAATATATTTCATCATCCATTATTGTATATGCAAACTTTAAAAGTTCATTATATCTTTTCTTGTCACGGGGAACGTCGCTCTTACCATCACAATACCAAGAGAACTGGCATTTATTTCTGATGGGATAATATATAGCGTCATTTTCATCAATGGTTCTCTTTGTCTTCCAACTTTCTCTTGTTGGGCCCTGCTTAATCACTTCACATATTGTATTAGGAAATCTCTTATCCTTTACACGATTATATACCACAGCAACTACACCAAGTATTCCAGCGGTGCTTTGATTTCTGGTTTCATAATACATGTTAAGAGTCAAGCACTCAACTGAATTTTGATCTAAGAACTGGTCTTCGATCACATTATTTTTGTCACCTGTTATTTCAGAAGAACTGATTAATAACAAGCCTGCTAGAAGAAATTTATTAATAATGAATTATTTACTCCATATCAATATAGTTTCTAGAATGCTTGGCAATATAATACCAGACTTTTTCAATGCATCCTTTGCAACTCGTAATCTTGGAAGTGAACTCACCTTATCTCCTCTTGCAATTGCAAAATCAGTAGGAGTCCAGTTGCCAGGACCAATTATTGCACTATATGCCTGGGCAGGAACCCATGACCACGGGTCTTTAAGTGGGTCTGCCTGAACATTAGACGCAATGGTTAGCGTCGTTAATGCAAACAAAAATATACTCAACTTTTTCATATTTAACCTCTATTTCCTAATTTCTATATGTGGTTGATGTGGTTGGTAACGGCCGCACGGGCATCTTTGATGTAGCGAAAGTGAACGCGAGAAGGCTCTTTGGAACCGGCGAGGAAACTACGGGGCCCGCGACCAGCCTCGGTGCTGTTCAAGCCGGGGATGTTAATGCTCCACACAGCCATAGCACCAACGCCGATGCGGCGGATGTTGCCGACAAGCTTTCCATCAACATGGACAGAGTAAGCGCGGCGAAAGTGGCAGCGGAATTCGATTTCGTGAGCCATCGTCTATTCATATCTCGCTAAAAGTTACAATTTTCGTCAATTCTTTGACTAAATTCCGTCCATAATCGGTGAACAGGATACCTAAGTTGAATACCCAACCCTCTACATCCTGTATGCTGTAAAAAGTTTCATCAAAAGTCATCCACCGTAGAGCGGTTTCCCGATCTTTAGCACCAGCGTCGATGAATATCTTTAATTCTGCAATAAAGGAGACTATAGCCTGTTCCTCAAATACCTTTTCTTCTTCCATAGAAATAGTAAGGTCGTCAATCAGGCCGTCCCATATGGACTGTTTACCAGTGTTAGACGCTTCTTTCCAAGTGTTCCAGAAGCTATCTGAACGTGGGCGAAAACCTCTCGCATCTTTGTAAAGGTCGGAAAGCGTTTGTTCGTCAAAGGTATACATTTGTCTCTCAATCTCAATTTCTATATACAGTATATCATTCCTAACAGGGTTTGTCAAGGAAAATCGTCACTGCTAAGTCATTGATTTCTCACGATTTTCAAAAAAAGTTCGATAATCCATCCATCCCTCTTTGGTTTGGAACCCCCAGGCTCTTGTCCTGCGGCCATGCCAAAAGAGGGTCCGACAAGGTTTGTTCTTCTTTAGTTCCAACCAATGCATATCAGTGGATTTTTGGATTCTCCACGATCCCGGGCCTCTCCAAAAGGTGCCGTCTGGAGTATGTTCATAATACCCCCCACTGATGATAAATGTTCCCCAATTCCATGGATGATCGTGTAAGGTTGGCTCATCAGACAGGAGAATTTTGTGCATATAAGCATTAAATGGTACACTCACGTTCCGTTCTAGATGATTTGATTTCTCTCGAAATATCAGATGATAACGGATCATATATGGTTCATCATTAGAACGATCACGAATGATTCGTTTTCTTGTCAATGACATTCTTCATATATCCTATTGTGTGTATTATTTACTCTAACAAATGTAGTGCATTTTGTCAAGTCTTTTAGACGTTTTGCACCAACATATGTACAAGCAGATCGGACACCGCTAAGAATATCTATAGCAGTATCCCTTACGGGCCCGTTGTATTTTGTCATAACAGTTTTACCTTCTTCTCCACGATATTCTCTATTGGGATGGCCGTGTCTATCCATTGCAGTCTTAGATGCCATACCATAAAACTTCATTGCAATTGGTTCTGGATTGTCATCTTCAAATACACATTCACCATCACACTCATCATGGCCAGCAAATAATCCACCAACCATAACAAAATCAGCACCAGCAGCAAAGGCCTTCACTATATCACCAGAAGAGTTACATCCACCATCAGCAATAATGTGACCACCAATGCCATGAGCTGCATCAGCACATTCCATTACAGCAGATAGTTGTGGATATCCTATTCCTGTTTTGATACGAGTAGTACATACACTACCTGGCCCGACACCTATTTTCACTATATCTGCACCAGCAAGAAGTAACTCAGCTGTCATATCAGCAGTTACTACGTTTCCAGCAATTATCGTTGCTTCGGGAAGATACTCTCTTAATTTTTTAACAGCCTCCACAAAATTGATGGTATATCCATTTGCAACATCTAAACCAATAAATGATATATCAGGATAAGTGTTTGATATCGATATAAGTTCAAAAATCTCTTTGGAAGATATTCCAGACATAGCACAAAGTTTATTTCTTCGTTCTGTTTTATGCCAAAGCATACCGTTTTTATTATAGTGCCTAGCAATACATGTTATCATATCATGAAGACTTAATTCTTCATGCATTTTAAATGTACCAGTGGTGTCCATATTACTTGCCATAATAGGAATACCTGTCCATTCTTTATTGCTATGATAAAAAGTGTAAGTCTTTTTTAACTCAACATCAAATCTAGATGTAAGAGTTGAGCGCTTAGGACGAATCAATACATCAGAATAATCTAACTTGATATCATCTTCAATAATCATTATTTTTAACCGTTAGCTGCGCCGGGAGATGCTGGATATCTCTCATGCTCAATCAGCATGTAATTATCGTCCCAATCAAAGGCTTCCTTTACTACATTAAGTGAGAGTCCCTTATACTTCTGATGTAAAATCTTATCCTTTGCAGCGACAAGAATCTCAGCTTCGTCTGGATGTAGTCCCTCTAGCACTTGTACAAACATCATTTCACGCTTGTTTTGCGATAGAGAGGGATTGCCACCTTCAATAAAATGATAAAGCTTCCTTACCTCATAAGATAAAACATTATGTTCCGTTCCTTCGGGCGCTTCATTTTGAACATATGGGACTTCACCATAAGGTAGAGCCCATTTAATCTTGGGGTCAAAAGAAGATTTTATTACTTGCCTGAGAGCAGAAGTGTTATTTTCTTTCAAGTATGAAACCTTGTCTTTCTTGGATTTGATTTTACCTAACTTTTGTAAAACCTCTGAAAGTAGTGGTGTGTAGGTGGTATAAGCCATTAGGGTTCTCCTTTAAAATTCGCTTATCGATTCGGTGAGAGTTTTAAGTCTCTTTTGTATAAAATAATTTAGTAATTTGCTGCGATCACCATATGAAGAAGAACGATATGTTTCCAATATTTCACCTGAGAGTTCAGAGGGAATATATGTAAGATCAATCAATTTTTGGTTTCGTTGATAATTTCTCTTAACCTCATTATTTGGGGCAACATCATCAAAGTCATGCTCTATCCATGAAGCAATTTTATTCTTACGCAATGGATGTTGGCGAAGACCATCAATAAAGGTATTATCTGGTGAAAGAACATTAGGAATCCCATCACTAGAATCTCCTCTGAAAACATGCTCTTTAAGATATCCAACGGGATTAGCACCATTCACCATTTTTTTGGTGATGGGACTATACTGCTTAACATTTGGAAATTTTTGTAATTGGATAAAATCCTTGTCACCAGATAAGATCATAATTTCTTCATTATATTCAGAGCAAATTGTAGCAATAATATCATCAGCTTCAGCACCATATACCTCTAAGAATTTATAAGGCATGTTGGTTTTGATTTCTTCCTTAATAGTATTTAGACAACCAAAAATAGCATCCCAATCTTGAGAAGAAGTTTCTCTACTTTTCCTTCTGTTGTACTTATATTCTGGAAAGTAATCACGCCTCCAATAATGCTTGGAGTCATAACACAAAACCAATTCACCAAATTCTGATATAAAACGTGAGCGATACATGCGTATGGAATTAAGTATCATATGCCGAACCATTTTTTCTTCTGGCTCTTTTTCTTTAGACATATGCATTTGCATCATAATGTTTGCCATCATGATTTGACTCATATCAACTAATATCATTATATCATCATATGAGCATTGAAGCTCATACTCCTCCTTTCACCTTTACTGTAAAATGGATACACAAAATGTTTTAGATATGATGGGAATATCAAAAGTTTACCAACCTCTGGTTTAAATTTAAGCCCATCACTTCTAAAATCGCATGCTTCACCATACATAAATTCAATCAAACCATTTGATGGATAGTGGTCATCATGATCTGCCACAATCTCTTTTTCCATATCTTTAGGTAGTTTAAGATATATGACTCCAGAAAAATCTCCACTATGTTTATGCCAAGGATTATACTCTCCGGCATACTGACTAACAATCCAACTATGAGTCAAATGTATATTCTTCAATGTAGGTTCAGTATTAAGACCAGCCAATTTATACCAATGATATGCTCTTTTCCTTTCTCTCATATATTTAAGATACCACATACAACCCTGCTTCATAACATCTGCTAGATACTGCTTTTCTTCCTTATCCGTAATAGGAATTAGAATTTCCTTATGAACCTTTCCAACAAGGTTGTCTGACCAATCCCATTTGGCACTTTTTATATCATCACTCAATATTTCATCACCAATTCTATTGATAATCTTTATAAATTTATTTGGAACTGATGACTCTAAGATTGTAGGACTATATGGTTCATGCCATTTCTGGATCATTATCATTCTCTTCTCTCATTTTATATATAACTTCTTTAAGATCATCAATATTAGAACCAGAGTTGAATATTATTTCAAATAAAATATCCATTATTTTAGTCATATTAGTATTCAATGACATTTCTTTTAATAAAGTTGCTCGAACCATTTCTATTATGAAAGCCATATCCTTTGTAAAGGAATCTCCATCCACATTAATTTCATTCTCTTTTATAGTGTGAATCATCTGTACTATTAACGTCTGTGTAAGATCATTAATAAAATCAACAGTTTCTTGTAACTCAATAGCATCTTTATCAGGTAACTTTACTTTTCTTTTTGATTCCTTCCAAGGGCCTTGAATTATTTCAGCGCTGTGCTTCTCGTTCTCTTCCGACATTTTCCGTTTCCCTGTCTTCTTCTAACATTTCTTTTGTATATACGCAACCCATATCAGGATAATATACATTAATATTTCGTTTTACTTCACCCTTTTTGGGCCCGTACCAATAATAAGCTAATGCAGTACAACGACGTGTAATTGTCTTTTCCTGATGTTCTCCATAAAACATATCTGTCCAATCTCCATTTTTCAAATATCGAGTCATAGAATGAATATAACCTTCATGCTTTGCTAATTTTGCAATAGAACCTTTTACTTTTTCACGAACAGCTTTACGTTCTATTGATGCAAATTCCTTTTGTGTTTTAATCCACTCTTTGATTTTCTTTGGACTTAGTTGATGTTCATCAGGTAGATTGCGTAATGATTCATGAATACCACTCTTACCATAATCAGGGTTTTTATCTTTACGTTTTTCCCTCGCTTTTTCCAAACGTGCGGCAGCAGCAACACGCTGTTCCTCACTCATAGGTTTGCGTGGTTTACGCTTCTTCTTAGGTGCTTGCCAATCACTGTTATTAGTCTTAACAACTATTTTACGTTTTGCCATAATGTTTTATTTATCCTACCTTTAGAAAATATGGATTTTCGTATTCTTTCAATTTCATTTCATTAAAATCCTAATTCTTCAAATCTTTTTCCATTTTCTTTTTGTATTCTACGCTTACCAGCAGCTTTAGCTAATCTGCGTTTTTCCCCCTTGGATATATAAAATTCTCTTTTTCTTAATTCATTAAAGAAACCATCAACTTCCAACTTCTTTTTTAAAATACTAATAGCCTTATCTACATTATTATTACGAACCTCAACAACCATACCTCGGTACGATTTTTCATCTCTTCTAGTAGGTGGAGCTCCACCATATTCTGAATTAGTATGTTTCATATTTTAATTACACCTTCCATAACGAGAACACTGATATGCTTTTTGTTCAGCGAGTCTTTGAGCTTCCTGTGCGCGATCAGCAAGTCCGCGTTCACATGAACTACGAACCCCTTCATTTATAATATGACTGCATTGGTTGTTTAATCCTGATGCAGACTCCCTATAAACAATTGTCTGTGGTTGATCCATATGTTGACCAATTTGATTTCCTATCAAGCTACCAACCAATACACCCAACCCGGTTGTGGCCAGTTGCCCAGTTCCGTCTCCAAATTGACTTCCTAACAATCCACCAAGGCCAGCGCCAACCAAAGTGCCTCCCTGCTGATTTGTTGCAACACAACCAGACAATACAATTGCACTGACTGTTGCTACTAATAGTTTTTTCATTCGATTTCCTTCAATGTTTCAACCATAAAATCCCTGACACCATAGTCAAGAAATGATTTTTTAATTTGTGGGTATGAGATAATTAGAAATATGCCTACAATAATGCCAATCAGAAACTTAAACATGATTATATGCATCTTGTAAAGATTTAGCAACAACATCTGAAATGGGGACAAATTCTAATTCGCCATCTTCATCTTTTTGAGTTCTAATAAATCCATCGTTACTTAATTTTGATACAAAAGCACTTAACATATTCTCAACAA